GCCGATGGCTTTTTTCATGGCATCAGCTGCCACTTGTCCCAACATCTCATCAACTTCTTTCTTGGCGCTGGCCACGTTGTCAGCAAATGATTTTTTTCTGGCAGGCATGCCCATGCCTTGTTCTTGAACAGGATATTCTTTTCCACCCACACGGATTTTTTCACCAGGTTGGATACCATCACGCTTGGCTCGGACCACTGCACCCGAGAACGCATTGCCTTCGTCGGTCATGCTTTCATCATACTGATTGTACTTCTTGCGAGCCGCAGCCTTGGTTTTTTCGCTGGCACCAATTCGGCCTAGTCGCTGTAGTTCTTTCATTCCTGGTTCGCCGTATTTCTTCATGCCAAAAGCAGCTTGTAATGCACTTTCGTCTATCTCATCATCATCCACGGCCCCCGAAGGCTTTGGTAAGGGTGTAATTCGTTTTACTTCTGGTTTGTAGGAGGGTCTAACTGGCGTGCGTTGGCCGGGACGTATTTCACCAACTGGATCAACAACACCACCTTCATTGGTTGTTTTTTTAACTGGCTCATCCACGGGCACAGAATCTTTGTACAATCTGTTGTCGTCAGTTTTCTTGGGCGGAGGGCCGTTGTCTGGGCCTACTATGATACCGGAACCGGGTATGTTTGGATCATATTTCTTAGACGAACTGCGGTTGGCTGCGCTGGACTTAGACACTGGCTCATCAACTGGTCGGTCTTCCTCCACTTGGCCTTTTTCACGCATGTGTGCCAGCTGTGCACCGGCAATTCGAGGATTAGTTTTCTTGGCCAATGCAGCAAACCCAGTGTTAGCATTGTTGTGCTTGCCCAGATCACGCTCGTTCAGCTGCTGATGTGTCACTTCAGGCATGGCACGGATGCTGTCTAATTTTTTGTTCAGGTCGTAAAAAAAACTCATTTGATATTATCCTCTTGGGTTGGCGCCAGTGGCTGGCTTGGGCGGACGCTTGACGTTGGTCATTGGGCTTTTGTTTCCCATTGGCAACTCATTTGTGGTTTTGGCTGGCGGTGTTTTGTTGCCAGCGATGGTGAAGTTTGAACGATAGGCATTTTTCAATACCGCATGATCATATGGACCTGTGGCATAGTCTTTGCTGAGTGCTCGTTGTTCTGCATCAGGTGCAGGATAGTCTGGCTTGTCCAACAGATCCTTATTTTCGCTGCCAATCTTGCGGCTTTCGTCATTCATGCTGTCTTCGTATGGTACGGTGTTCATGACGATCCTGTTGGGATCCATGCCCAGTAGTTGTGCCAGCTGTTTGATCTGTGGTTCAATAGCAGGATAACGAAACTCCACATCCACGATGCTCATGGGCTGATTGGGGAACGCCGGAAAGTCTGGGATCTCTTTGCGCACTGGTGCAGTCTTGATCTTTGACATCTTGACCACATCAAACTGTGCCAGTTTGCCTTCCAGCTCTTTGACGAACATTGAAGGCACATCACCTACCATCTTGATCCGATAGTTGTAGGTTTTTTCGCTTTCAGTTAGGTATTTTGCAAATGGTTTCATATGAGTGTCCTATGGTATATTTATTCTTTTTGAGTGTTTTGGTCTTTACCGCGCAACAATCGTTCCAGTAAATCATTGCGGCTCAGCACCATACCCTGGGCCGTTTCCATTGCACCACCTGCAGGATCTTCTGTCTTGACATTTTGATCCAGGCGCATCTTCTTCAGTTGCAGGTCAATCATCTTGAGTTTTTTGTCCAGTTTGGCTGTTTTAGCTGTGATAGCATGGCCCAACATGTTGCTGGCCACTGAAAATATCTCAGCAGCAAATCTTGAATCCACTTGCATGCCCAGGTCCATGAGATCTTTATAGCTGTGTTGGGCCAAGTCGGACAGCTCGTCCATTTCTTGGTCAGAACTTTCTAGGCCTCGCACAGCGGGCAATGCAGCATTGATTTTGTCTATGCTGTCATCCAGTGCAGCCAGAGTTTGACGTGTGGTTTCTGCTGGCAGTACAGCAGGCGGAGGATCTTCTTCAGTGGGTGGTAAGTCGAACAACTCTTCGAGTTTTTTGGTCATGCCATATTTAGTGGCTGCACTGCATGGCTTATTTAGATCTACCGTTATGGAACATGTCTAATTCAGTGATAACTCTGAAACTGAGACCATTGTGTTTGCACCATTTCATTGCTTGGTCCCACTTGGCATAGTTCACTGCTACTACTGCGCGGTCCCGACTGGTCATCTTGCTTTCAACCACACTTTGCTTTTTGGGTTTGATCTCAATCAACTCGGCACGCATGGTGTTGTCTTTGGTTCTGTAGCTTACCAAGAAATCCGGAATGTACCGTGACATCTTTCCTGTGACAGGATTGCGGTATGGAATGGCGATGCTTTCGCTGGCCCATTGCAGAATATGGTCATTGCTGTCACAAAATCTCATGAAGCTGAGCTCCCAGCCTGAACGATATCTGGGAATACCGTTGCCCACATATTTGGCTGCGTTTTGAACTTCGTATTTGCCCTGTGCCCAGTGACTCATTGCAACACCGCTTGTGCAGGATAAAAATTGGGTGTCACTGCTACGCCCACGCCCAGCAATGTTGCTCGATCACGTATGAGATTCAAGTAGTATGCCAACGAAATATTGAGATTTACACCGTTGCCTTGGCCTGTAAATCCCTGCAATAATGTCAAAACAGGGATATTGGTCAGTTCGGCCACACGGAACAAGCTCACAGTAAAGTTACCTGCGGTGCGTGGCAAAGTCATCTCTTTCAGGAAAAAACTATACACGATGTCATATTCAGCCACAGGAACATTGGTGTCGTAGGCGTAGAATCTATCAAACACTCTCACAGTCTGATCAATATTGTAGTTGGTGGTATTGACAGTGGTCATTGATTATCTCAATCCTGCACGTTGTGTCAGCGGAGTTTGTGGACCATTAGTAGAATTAAGCCAGGTGTTGGTCTGCGCAGTAGGAAATACCCAACCATCGGCCTTGTTGGCCGCTGCACGTACTGCACCCGGCAATGCTTGTTTTAAAGCATCTTTGCCCAATGCAACTGTTTCGTTGACTATCAGTGCCTTGAGTCCACCGGCTTTCTTGTTGGTATTGTAGAATGTGCCGGCTTTTTGTGCTGCTCCAATTAATCCTAACACCGAACCCGAACTGAGATCTTCTGCTATTCCGTCCACAGTGTCTAACAAGCCACCTTGACCAAAAATGCTATTGGTAGATCCCGGACGAGCAATTGGGCTTGTGGTTTGATCGTAGTGAGTAGAATTTTTTCCAAATCCCGGTGCCGAACTGTTGGGCGCTTTGTTGTAGTATTTGACTGTTTCGTAATCAATTGTCATGCTATTCTGCATGAGGCCGCCGGCCTGTGCATAATCATACGTGTCATGTTGCCAGGCCGTAATCAACGGATTGATCAGCACATATTCTGCATATTTGTGATTTTTGTCAAATCCAGCTATGCGTATGTCTTTGAAGAACGGAGGTTTTCCTGTAGCTGATGTTGATGAGTTAGTTCCGTCGCCATAGCTCTCACCGATGAATCCCCAGTCAGTGGTCTGACGAGTATTGTAGATATCTCTTTCCCATCCACCAAAGCCGTTTTGTTTGTTGCCACTTTGCCCCGCACTACCATTGGTGTTGGCTATGCTGCCATATTTCTGGCTGGAATCTTTGTAGTAGTAGAGAAAATAATTGTACCACATGTTACGTGCCACATCGCCACCGTCGTCATGGAAAGTGATAGTGACCGGATTGTATTTGACTTTGGTCTGTATAACTCTTTTGCGATTGTATTGATTCAGAGTAGATGTATCGATGCTGTACGTGGGCAAGGTTGCTGTCTTGACCACATAGCTTAGATTGGTTATATCGTCAGACGCAAATATGGCATTCAATGCTGGTATCTGTTCAACATTGACTGTGAATGTAACATGGAAGAGAAACTTAAATCTTGGTTTAAGTTCATATGCATTGCTCCTGAATACTTTGCTGGCGTGGGTGTAATCACGTACACCATCTGCGCCACCAAAGAATCCCTTGGCAAAATCTTGGCCAAAACTGCCCACGAGCGTTACGCTGCGCCAGCGCCTGTTACCACGTCGCCTATTGTTCTGCCAATCACACCACCAATGCCCGAGTCAGTGAGACCGTTGGGACCAAGCTGAGCAGCATTGTCATAAGCAATTGTCATACTCACTGTGACTGCTTCGTTGGTGCCATAATTCATAGCACCGTAGTCCGCAGCTTTGAGGTAGCAGCCATACAGTTCCCAAGATTCCAACACCACCGGTGTGCTGGCTCCGTTGCCACCGTCTAATATTTCAAATCTTGTGACAAACTTGTAGTCGATACCACTGGCAGCACTGGACATCTCCAGGAAGTCCATCTGCTTCTGTAGCTGTTCGCCAACCAGTTTAGACACTGAGTTGGAAGCATCATCACGCACTTCACACACTGTATCTGTCCAGCTATGACGTCCGGCCAATTTCAGTGTGCTGTTGTAGATTGGCACTAATATTTCTTCAAAACTAAGATTTGGTCGTGCAAAACTGATTACCTGTTTGGTCAATTCAGTTGTGGGTGTTGAAACACCAAAGTTATCAAACATCACTCTAAAGCGATATCTGAGTTTAGGCATCAACAAGCCTTGGGTTGATGAGCTCTGGTCACTTGCCAAGGGTACTGTCATGCGCTGTAATGATGAAACTGCCATTTGTTATCTCTCCTATATGTTTATTTACCTTTGAGAAGAGGCTGAAAAATCAGCCTCTAACTTTGATCATTACGTACCAGCAGCAATTGCACCAGTGTTCTTGATGCGCAGAGGAATGTAGATAAACTCCACAGCCTTCACTGGTTCGATAGCAATGTCCACCCACAGCTCGTTCCTGTCAATACGTGCAGGAGTGTTATTGCTCAAGTCACATACCACCAGGTAGTCATAAATCGCGCGTTTGGCTACCAAGTCAATCATCAAGCTGTTGCACAGATTGGCGATAGAATTACGTGTGATCTGATCGTTAGGTTCAAACAAGAACAACTTACCAACTTCTTCCAATCGGCCACGCAAGAAGCAAACCAGTCGTGCCACGTTGATACGATCCAACGCTGTGGTTGTGGTTGTGGTAGTCTTGTTACCAAAGTTGGTAATACCAATTCCTGGAATGAACGTGATCGGATTGATGTTGCGTTCATACAGGATATCTCGCACACTTTGGCTCACACCAATCTGTGTGAATTCGCCAGTGGTAGCGTTGATATAACCAATGGCTGTGGCATTATCCACCACACCGCGACGTGTTCCTGCCGGGGCCAACCATGGATAACTCACAGCGTCTGAACGCAAGATAGTGCGAACCATCATGTGGCTTGGAGGTTGTACCACTGTGTTTCCGCCCAGGTCGTTGGTCAAGCAACTGGGATAGAACGCTCCGGCATAGTTACTGGTGCTGCTGTTGCCATCTTCTGTTGGCAGGCCTAGTCCGTTGTTGTTGGTAGCCCAATCAACCAAGCTGTTGCCATCTGGTCCTAAACGCATGGGAGTATCTGCAACCACGAACAATGTGTTGTTGCGTTCGTTGCTGAGTGCAATCATGTTTGGAGTCAGTTCAGGATATGCTGGTGTAGCAATCAAGTTGTACTGATTCTGTTCTTCTCTAGCAGCTAAACTGGTATCAATACCACTCTTCATTGCAGCAACCACCATCTTGCGTTGGGCCAGGCGACCACCATACATGGCGCCGTTTGGACGATTGCCAGACGCTGTGAGCCAAGTGTTGAGCACAATCTCATCCCAGTACGCTGTGTTGCTTGGAGCATTCCCTGTGCCAGCAGCAGTGGCCACATAGATGCCGTTGTTGTAGCTAACAAAGTCATTCACAGCATAGGCGGTAGTGCTCGAATATGCACTGATGCTGTAGTCGGTAGCTGTGGTAGTGAAGTAATTCAGTTGGAAAGTCTTCACATTGTATCCGCTGCGACGTGTGTTCCATAGCAACATGCCCTGTGGATACAATGCAGGATCGGGCGCATCTGGATCTAAATAATCACTTACCAGCAAGCTGGTTATAGTGGGCAATGGGTCAGCCACAGGATCTGTAGTGCCGTTTGGTGCCCAACGAGCATCTGCAAACAAGATACCATCTTGTGTGGTCTGATCTGTGGTGTTGATTTCTACCCATTGATCAATGCCGCTGGCTGACTCCCAACGATACAGTTTAGGATAGTTTTCCAGATCGCCAGTGTCCACCCACAGGTCACCATAAACCAATGGTGATTCTGCTGTGTCGGTCTGTGTGACAGGTGCAGTAGCACTCACGATAGGGCCTGCTGCATTGGTATTTGTAAGATCATATCCACGTACATCATTTGTGACATTTTGATAACCTTGCCATGTTCCGTTGTCTTGGATCATGATATCGCAGTCATCCACAGAGCTGTAATACCACATGCGTCCATCTGCTGGGCTCTGATCTGGTGCTGTGTCGCTGGATGTATAAGTGAACAATTCACTAGTTACAAAGTTACTGAGTACCAATACTCCGGAAGTTGAAGTGGATCGTCGTACTTTAGAAACGGTATTGGTAAATCCAGCAGTGGTCACTGGAGTACCGGTGCCGTTTAGAAGTTGAATAGTTCCGCCTTGACTATGTGTGAATACAATATTGCCTGCAGAATTTACACTAGCACTTACATAGGGAACCCCGGCTGCACTGACTGCGGTAATAAAATTAGCTACAGTTCCAGTACCCCCAATGGTTACAACA